GTACACGAGCTGCAAAACAATTCCATGATGCTATTACTAGTGCAGCCGGTATGCTACAATTAGATTTAAAAATAATTGGAGATCCATATTGGATTGCGCAAAGCGGCATGGGTAATTATACAAGCTCTCCTACACAGTATCAAAATTTAAACAAAGACGGTAGTGTAAATTATCAAGGTAGTGAAGTAGATGTTAAGGTAAATTTCAGAACGCCTGTTGATATTAATCAATCTACAGGCTTGTATGATTTTGGTAAAAGTACTAAGAGTGCTCCTGTACTAACTTGGAGTGGTATCTATCAAGTTATTAAAGTTGTAAGTTATTTTGATAACGGACAGTTTACTCAGGTATTAAGCGGTCCTAGAAGAAACGGTCAAGAAATTGACGGAGCAGGTAGTTCATCGGCCACACTAAACACTTCTAACGAGAAGAAAGATCCGGCACCTAAAGATGCCACCGGAGATTAAAAATGGCTGAACATGAATACGAAGAGTACTCGGCATCCCCTAAAACGCCAAAGCCTGGGCCGTTCCTTGCCAGAGTTGTCAGCAATCTTGATCCAACATACATGGGTATATTAGAAGTTGAAATTCTAAAACCAGTTGGCGGATCATCTAGTGAAAGTCAGTTACATCAAGTAAAATATATGAGTCCGTTTTACGGAGTCACTAGTGTACAAGCTAACGGTGAAAACAACGACTTTGCTGACACACAAAAAAGTTATGGTATGTGGATGGTGCCACCTGATGTTGGTGTTACTGTAGTTGTTATTTTTATTGACGGTGATCCTAAACGCGGTTATTGGATTGGTTGTGTTCAAGATGAAAATATGAATTTTATGGTTCCTGGGATTGCGGCCACTGAAAGTGTAGTTGAAAATCCAGATCCAGATAATCAAGGTCGCAATGGTCGTGTTCCTGCAGCAGAATATAATAAAAAAATAGAAGACAACAATAGTCCAGGCGATCCTGATAAGAATTTTAAACCAGAACATCCTTTTACTAAAATGTTAACACATCAAGGTTTAGTGTTAGATGACACTAGGGGTATTACAACAAGTAGTGCTAGACGTGAAAGTCCTAGTAATGTATTTGGTATTAGTACTCCAGGTCCGTTGGATAAAAAAGGAAAAAAAGTTAAAAGCGGTAAAGCCGAGTGGTTAGCAGATACATTTATTAGTAGACTTGGCGGAAGTTCTTTTGTCATGGATGACGGTGATGCAAACTGGTTAAGAAAAACCGCGCCCACAGACGGACCACCAGATTATGCCAGTATTGATGCAAGTGAAACTGACGGTGATGTAGGACTACCGGCTAATGAATTAATTAGAATTCGAACTCGAACAGGTCATCAAATTTTATTGCATAACACAGAAGATTTGATTTATATTGGTAATAGTCGTGGAACTAGTTGGATAGAATTAACTAGCGATGGCAAGATAGACATTTATGCTCAGGATAGCATTAGTGTACATACTGGTAATGATTTAAACTTTTATGCTGACCGTGATATTAACATGGAAGCAGGTCGTAATTTTAATCTTAAAGTTGCCGAAAGACACCAAACTGAAGTTGGTAAAAATAAAATTTGTATTGTAAACGGTAATGTTGCTATACAAGTAGATGGCACACAAGATGAAACTATTTCAGGTGCTGTAAAAGAATCTTTTGGAGCAACATGGGATGTTACTACTGGCGGACAAACTAATATGACTATTGGTGGCGGTTTAGATGTTAATACTAGCGGAGCAAACAAACTTACATCAGGCGGCGATATGGCGATTTCCGCCGCCAATACTACTATATCAGGCGGCAATATTAATTTTAACGGCCCTGCAGCTGCAACAGCAGGATCTGCATCTGCAGCAACCGCTCCAGACCCATTGCCTACAATAGATAATCCAACAGATGTTGATGGAACTACTATTACTAGTATTTTAGCTCGTATTCCAACAGCTGAACCTTATCCACATCATGAAAATTTAGATGCTACGATGTTTAAACCTAGTGCTACTGATAGAGAAGCTGCTACAGCTATTCCGGTGCCTGATGCTTGGAAAACATATTCGCTATCAATGGACACATTCTTAAAAGGAAATTAATATGGCTACAAGTTTACACACTAGAACAACCATAGAGCAAACTAAAACTACTCCTCAACGTACAGTACAGCGTTATAGGGGATTCAGTACAGTAAGCACCGCCACTAAAAATTTTGCCTTATATGATTTTGAATTAATTAAACAAGACTTATTAAATCATTTTTATGTCAGACAGGGCGAACGTTTAATGAATCCAACTTACGGAACCATTATTTGGGACGTATTATTTGAGCCTTTAACAGAAGAAATAAAGAATCTTATACTACAAAATGTTAATCAGATTTTTAATAGTGATCCTCGTGTGCAAGCAGGAAATATTGTGATTACACCCTACGATCAAGGCCTACAAATACAATGTACACTAACATATTTGCTGTATAATTTGCAGGAAGCCTTACAATTAAAGTTCGATCAAGACAACGGATTGTTACTTACACAATAAACTACCCACATAATTTTATTCGATAAATATCATTATTAGGACATATTATGAGCTCAACGGATAGACTAAACAACCTGTTAGTCAGCGAAGACTGGCAGAAAATTTATCAATCATTTAAGAACGCAGACTTCCAAAGTTACGATTTTGATAACTTGCGTCGTACAATGATTGACTATATCCGTACTAATTTTCCTGAAGATTTTAACGATTACATTGAGTCAAGTGAATACCTTGCCCTTATCGATCTTATAGCGTTCGTGGGCCAAAGCATAGCTTTCAGAGTTGACTTAAATGCCCGTGAAAACTTCTTAGAGCTAGCAGAACGTCGTGATAGTGTATTACGTTTAGCACGTTTAATCAGTTATAATGCCCGTAGAAACACAGCCGCCAAAGGCTTATTAAAAGTAAACACCGTTCAAACGACAGAAGTATTATACGATAGCAACGGTCGTAATTTAGCAGGACAGTTTATCAGTTGGAATGATCCAGCTAACGCTAACTGGTACGATCAATTTATCAAAGTTATAAATGCTGCCCTTCCACAAACACAGCAATTTGGAAGTCCTGTGGATCAAGCAACGATTTACGGAGTGCCAACCGCTCAGTATAGATTTAACGCTAACAACACAGATATTCCAATTTATACTTTTACTAAAACTATTGCTGGCCGCAATATGGTATTTGAAATTACAAGTACTACATTTAAAGGACAGCCGTACATTTACGAAGAACCACCAAAGATTGGCAACAGCATTGCCTGTGTTTATAGAGATGACGGTCACGGAGCCGGAAGTCCAGGCACAGGTTTCTTCTTTAATTTTACACAAGGTATATTAAATCAAGGAACATTTAATGTTTCAGTACCAACTAGTAATCAAGTAATTGATATTAATACTCAAAATATTAATAATTCAGATGTATGGTTGTACGGTTTAAATCAATCAACAAATCTTGAAAGCACATTATGGACTCAAGTGCCCGCATTAACAGGCAATAACATTATCTATAATAGCTTGAACAGTAGTGTGAAGGACATTTATAGTGTAATTACAAGAGCCAGCGATGCTATCAGTTTAAGTTTTAGTGATGGTACATTTGGTAATTTGCCTCTTGGTAATTTTAGAATTTATTATCGAGTTAGCAACGGCTTAACATATTCTATCAATCCTGGCGATATTATTAATGTTATTATAAACATTCCTTATATCAGTCAAAGTAATAAAGCAGAAACATTATCAGTTAGTTTGAGTTTAGCCACAACAGTATCTAATGCTGCAACAACTGAAACTAACGCTAGTGTTAAAACTAATGCTCCTCAAACATACTATACACAAAATAGAATGATTACAGGTGAGGATTATAATATTAATCCTCTAAGTGCAACTACAAAAGTAGCAAAAGTAAAAGCTGTCAATAGAACAAGTAGCGGTATTAGTCGATATTTTGACTTAGTAGATCCTACAGGAAAATATTCTAGTACTAATATATTTGCCGATGATGGTATTTTATATAGAGAACCTTTTACCACTAGTGTAAACTTTACCTATGTAACACAATCTGATATTCAAGGTGTTATATACAATACAATTTATGATATTTTAAACACACCAAGTCTAAGAGATTTTTATTATACAAATTTCGTTGATTTTTTAACAAGTAGTTTAAATGTATCCTGGTATAGTGTGACTACTGATAGCAACACCAGCAGTGGTTATATCGGTACTTTTAATAATCCTTATAAAGTTTCATCTTTCACTTATACTGATTTGCGCTATCTTACTCCACAAAGTTTAATCAAATTTACAGCACCAACTGGTTATCACTTTGATAAAAATGACGGTAACAAATTAAAACCAAATCAATCTCCTTCTAACCCAACAGGAACTTCGTTCTATATCTGGGCAGAAGTAGTTAGTGTATCAGAAGACGGTACTGGAAACGGTACTGGAAAAACTGTAGCTGGCAATGGACCGATTGTATTAAATCGTAGTATACCAACACGATATTATGCTGATGGCACAGTGGAAGCCGCGCCAATTGCTAATCAAATTATTCCTAAATTTACTACAACTATCAGTAGTTCTGTAATTACAACTATGGTAGATTTAATTTTAGAAAATAAACCATTTGGATTACGCTACGATGTGTCTACACAAAGTTGGCAAATTATTTTTGAACAAAGCCTAAACAAGACTGGTCCATTTAGTCTTGCTAATCAAGGTAATACATCTGCTTTAAATCTCGACTCTAGCTGGTTCTTGTTATTTGATACTAATAACGAATATTATACAGTTACTAGTCGTCAGTTACGATATGTATTTGAAAGTGATCAAGATGTAACTTTCTACTTTGACACTAATGTTAAAATTTATGATACTATTTCAAGTAATACTATTACCGATACTATTAAAGTTTTAAGTGTAAATCCTGACTCTTTAAATTTAAATAAACCTTATACAGAAGATATTTCTTGGCAAGTTGTTAGCGAATATGTAGGGCAAGATGGATATATAGATCCTACTAAGATTGTTATTAGTTTTGCTGATACTAATAATAATGGTGTAGTAGACAATCCTCAATTGTTTACTGACATTGTTAATAATACATATATTGTTCAACAAAAATATTCTATTAGTAATGGCCAAGAAGATTACAAGTATGTTTATAATAACCCAACCGATCTAAATGTTGGACCCGTAATTTTTACAACTTCTACAGGCTTTAGCGATTTAAATTTAATAGACGGTCAGTATTTGTATTTTACTGATACACAAGTAGTTACGCAGTATACTTCAACATCTGTTAATCCTATTCCAACTTTAGATTATAAAGTATACACCGGCCGCGACAAATTAAAATTCCAATATGTTCATAGTGCAGATTATGATAGTCGTATAGATCCAGGTTCAAGTAATATTATGGATGTATATGTGTTGACGTCAGATTATGATTCACAGTTTAGACAATGGCTAGTTGGCAGCAATGTTACTGAACCGCTACCTCCAAGCAGCGATGAGCTAAACAATTTATTAAGTCCAACTCTTAATTTAATTAAATCTATCAGCGACGAAATAATTTATCATCCAGTTACATATAAACTTTTATTTGGACCAGCTGCCGATCCTAGTTTACAAGCAACGTTTAATGTTATGGTAAATCCAAATAGTGCTGTATCAAATGCTGACATTCAAGCCCGTGTGTTATCTGCAATAAACACATTCTTTGCCCTTGAAAATTGGAACTTTGGAGACACATTTTATTTTTCAGAACTAAGCACGTACATTATCAATCAACTAGCACCCGATGTTATAAATTTTGTAATTGTTCCAGTACAAACTAATCAATACTTTGGTAGTTTGTTTGAAATTCAGTGTCCAAGCAATCAAATATTTGTTAGCTGTGCAACTACATCTAATATTGTAATTGTATCAGGATTAACTAACACAAATTTAAAAACAGTAACAGGTACAGCTTTGAACTCATTTACAACTAGTCAAAATATTATCAGCGCAAACTACGGAGTAACTAATGGCTAATGCTAATAACCCAACAGGTATCACAAGCCCTAGTTTAAACTTATTACCAAAGTATTTTCAAACTCCGGCAAATAAAAAGTTTTTACAAGCAACAATAGACCAGTTATTCCAACCAGGTAGTGTTACAAAAACTAGCGGATTTATCGGAAGAGAAAATGCAAAAGCTGCTATAGGCACTGACA